CAGCCGCAAAGAACCCACGCAAGAGCACCAGAGGTGGCCAGGGCTGGCCAGCATGGGATCCGCAAGCGATTCGCCAGGGGATTATTAAAACTCGCGCAGAAGGCCGCGTGCGGTCGGATTACACCACTAGCGCAGGCGCACTCTTAAACAAGACCGCCTCGGGCGTTATCTTTGAAGTAGCAGGACGCAGAACGCCAGGCGAAGGAACCGGACGGAAACTGATCAGCAATATGAACGATCGCTTCCGCAAAGCCAGTCGCGGAGTTTATGCCGTCATTGATCGTGATCGCCCTCGGATTTATGCCAATATCAGATCAGCAATGGACGACGCAAAGAAGACCCTGCAAGCCAATATAAATAAAGAGAGAGGATAACCCGACATGGCAATAGGCGCAGTAACCGCCCGGATTATCACTCAATATTCAGATAAAGGCAGCAAGGCAGCAGCCAGAGACATAAACAAGCTCGGCAAGAATTTCGATAAATTTGCAGGCAGAGTAGGTAAGGCCTTCGGATTAGCTGCAGCAGCGAGCGCGGCATTTGCAATCAAGATTGGCATCGATTCCGTCAAGGCCGCGATTGCAGATGAAAAATCCCAGGCGCTCCTTGCCAATTCGCTCAGAAACACCACAGGCGCAACAGACGCAGCAATTGCCGCAACCGAAGCATTTATAGATCGCACGCAGCGAGCATTTGGAGTCGTCGATGATGAACTTCGTCCAGCACTTGCAAAACTCTCCTCAGTAACCGGCAGCCTGACAGCAGGGCAACAACTTCTAGGCTTAGCACTTGATGTTTCAGCAGGCGGATCCGTTGATTTAAGCGCAGGCACAAACGCAGTAACAAAGGCGTTACAAGGGAACTACAAAGCGCTCAAGAATCTGGGCGTCCCAATTACAGACGCAATGGCTAAATCAAAAGACCTAAACGCCGTTCTTGCTTTGACAGCAAAAACATTCGCCGGCGCAGCAGCAGCCAGAGCAAACACATTTGAATTTAGAATGAAGCGCTTGGCGATTGCATTTGACGAAGCCAAAGAAACACTAGGCACAGCGTTACTGCCTACCCTTGAAGAATTATTCAAAATCCTAGTTACTAAAGTTATTCCAGCAATACAAAAATTCTTAGAAGAAAATGGAACTAAACTTGTTGCTGTATTTACCGGAGCAATCAAGGCAGTCGTTGGCTTTGGATTTGTAGTATTCAAAATCTTTGCATTTGTAGCAAAGCATAAGGAAGTCTTTGTAACACTTGGTGCGATATTTGCAGCAACATTCGTAGCAGGCAAAGTGATTGCATTCGTTAGCGCGATACAAGGACTGGTCAAGGCTTACCAAGCGATCAGGGCTGCAGCCATTGGAGCAGCAGCAGCAGAAGCAGCAGCCACCGGCGGAATTTCAGTCGCAGCAGCAGCCGCAGGCGTTGCCGCATTCGCCGCAACACTTGGCGGTCTTTATCTTGTCGTAAGAAAAGCAAACGGTGAAATGAAAAAGATGGAAGGAGCCGGCGACAATTTAGAATTCTCATTCGATGGATTGAACGGAACTACTAAAGATTTCATGAAAGGTCTCGGTGGCCTCAACGTTGATCTTGGTAAGACAACAACAAAGACAAAAGCGCTCACAGCAGCAGACCTCAAACTTATTGCAACACAGAAGGCGCTCGCAGCCTTGCGCAAACTTGGAGTCAAACCAACCACAGAAACAGATCCCATCCAACTCGAAGCAGCACGTCTGAATCTTATAAAGCAAGCAAACATCGCAGAAGCAGAACGCGTCCAGGGAATACTTGCGAACCTAGAAGCGCAACTCAAAGCAAACGATGCAATTCAAAGATACAGCGATCTGCTTGGCGTTCTTGCAGACTCCAAGATTTCACCAGAAGAAGTAATTATCCTTTCCCAGAAGTGGGGCATAAGTAAAGACGCGGTCGTTGCATATACCACCGCAATCTTCGCAGTCAACGACGGAAAGATTTCAACAAAGGAAGTCGATACTCTTGCAGCACAATGGGGCGTCACAAAGAGACAAGCAGAGATTTATCTCGACTTCTTCTCAAAAATAAATGACGGCAAACTTTCAAATGAAGATATAAATAACCTTGCAACTAAGTGGGGCTTTACAAATAAACAAGTCGCTGATTATGCAAAGAAAATATCAGAAGGCGTAACTCCTTCTGCACTTTGGCCTACACCAGGAAACCAAGCAGCACAATCATGGAAAGACGCACTTGCAGCTCTTAACAATTATGTTGCAGCGACAGGGGCCAAGATTGCAGCGCCAGTAGCACCAACAGCACCAACAGCACCAGTAGGAAGTGTCAGTTTACCTCCGAACTTCGAAGGCTTTGGCCCTCCTGGAAGTAAAATATCAAAAGCAATAGATTTAAGCGGTTACGTAGACGCGTTTGCCAGGATGCCGAAGATGGCAGCCGGTGGCATTGTCAACAGCCCCACAGCTGCGCTGATTGGCGAAGCAGGGCCAGAGGCCGTGATTCCACTCAATCGGATGGGATCAATGGGCGGATCCACCGTCAACATCGTTGTCAACGGCAGCGTTACCAGCGAAGGCGACCTCGTCAATTCAATCCGCAACGCCATTCTTCAGGGCCAAAATAATGGCCAGGCGATCACAAAGACAGCGATCCAACTTTAATGGCAGGCATTCCACAGCTCGGCGCTTCCATCGATTTCACAAATGGCCCGGCTTTTATTTCAACAGCATTCACTTTAGATGACGCAACAAAAGGTGTTCTTGGAACAGGCCAGCTTGCAGACGCACCTGATTCGGTTGATATCTCAAGCATAATTTTGCGATCATCAATTCGCAGAGGGCGAAACCGCATTCTAAACAAGTTCGAAGCAGGAACGGCAACCGTTGAGATCAAAGACGACACAGGCGACTGGAACCCGGCCAATACAGCCGGCCCCTACTACGGCAAACTAATTCCTCTGCGCAAAATTCGAATCTGGGCAGATTACGACGGCGTGCGTTATTACCTTTTCTCTGGATTTATTACCAGCTATGACACCACATTCGCACTTGGAGCAGACGAAGTTTCCCGAGTGATTCTGCAATGCACCGATGGCTTCCGACTTCTAAATAATGCTGCAATTAGCACAGTGCCAGATACTGCGGCAGGACAATTAAGCGGAACACGAATCAACAAACTTCTAGATGTTGTTTTATGGCCTGTGCCACAAAGAAACATAGACGCTGGAAATAGCACGATGCAAGCAGATCCTGGAACGGCAGATCGAACCGTCTTAGAAGCAATTCAGACCGTAGAAAATAGCGAATTCGGGGCCTTCTTCTTAACCGCCGAAGGAAATGCAACCTTTTATTCAAGAAACACCGTAAGCCTAATTGCAGACTCGACGCCGACCATTTTCAGCGATGATGGATCAGGAATCGGCTACGCCCAAATTGATCTGGCCTTTGACGATACGCTTATCGTGAATGATGTTTCTGTTCAAAGACTGAATGGAACGAATCAAACCGTCAGCGATCAGACATCAATTGATACCTACTTTAAACATTCAGGAGCAAGAACCGGGATTCTGGTGCAAAGCGATACTGAATCACTAAACCAAGCAACCATGATATTACAGGCTCGCAAGAATGCGACTCTTCGAATTGATTCGATGACCCTCAACCTTGTCGATGACGGACAAACAGCAAGAAACATTGCTGGCATTAATCTGGAGATATTTAACCTTGTAAATGTTACAAAGACGATGCCAGGATCCACATCAATTAACAGCGAATTATTTGTGCAAGGACTACAACACGACATAACAAGGACAACATTCACCACTAAGATACTGACAAGCGAACCCATCATCCAGGCATTTATTCTTGACAGTGCAACGCAAGGCCTTCTGAACGTCACAGGCGTTCTGAGTTACTAATAAGGAGAAATCATGGCAGGAGCAGGTTACAATTTATTCGCATCAGGAAACGTGCTGACAGCAGCGCAAGTAAATACTTACCTGATGCAACAGACCGTGATGGTTTTCGCATCTTCAGCAGCTCGAACCACAGCTCTAAGTGGAGTCTTGGCAGAGGGTATGCTTTCCTATCTTTCAGATACAAACGCGCTTCAATATTATGACGGCGCAGCTTGGCAAGATGTAAGCAACCCAGGAGATATCACCGGAGTAACAGCAGGAACAGGACTCACCGGCGGCGGCACTTCTGGATCGGTAACGCTTGCTATTGATTCAACTGTTGCAACTTTAACTGGCAGCCAGACATTAACGAATAAGACACTTACCACGCCAACAATCTCCACACCAAAAATTTCTTCCACCTACACAGCAAAAACCGCTTCTTATACTTTTGCATCTGGTGATGAAGGCAATATCTTCTCAATGAACAACGCGGCAACTCAGCAGTTCAATATCCCGACTGATGCCACATTCAACTTTGCGGTTGGAACTGAAATAAATGTGTTTTGGATTACAGGCGCAGGTCAACCTACGATTGGCGCTGTGACACCAGGCACGACAACTGTTATCTCAACAGGCGGAACAAGTGCTACACCTAAATTGCGTGTTGTAAACTCTGGTGCAACTTGTAAAAAATTGGCTGCAAATTCTTGGATTGTTTTCGGAGACCTCGCCTAATGACTCCGTTGCTAGGAATTATTGCAAGTGGAATAAGCAAAAGTAAAGCTTTCACTTCTTTCATTGCAATTGCACATTTTAACTCACCTTATATCAGCACTTACGGTTGGTCAGCAGGATTCGGAACTAAATATTCAGATCCTGCAACTTTGCCAGCTGGTGACGGATCGAGTGTTACATTCAATCCAGCAGGAACAGTAATTGCAGTCGGCTCCAATTCTGCAACTCCAATTATTGCTTATCCTTGGTCAGCAGGATTTGGAACTAAATACGCAAATCCTGCAACCTTGCCAACTAGTCAAGGATTTGGAGTCGCTTTTAATCCAGCAGGAACAGCGATTGCAGTTTCTCATGCCTCATCACCATATGTAAGTGCTTATCCTTGGTCAGCAGGCTTTGGAACTAAATATGCAAATCCTGCAACTTTACCAACTGGTAATGGGCGCGGCGTTGCTTTCGATTCAACAGGAACAACAATTGCAATTGCTCATGCAACTTCACCATATGTAAGTGCTTATCCTTGGTCAGCAGGATTTGGAACTAAATATTCAGATCCTGCAACTTTACCAACTGGCGGTGGAAACAGCATCGCTTTTAACCCAGCAGGAACAGCAATTGCAGTCGGTCATGATGTTTCACCTTTTATTAGCACTTATCCTTGGTCAGCAGGATTTGGAACTAAATACGCAAATCCTGCAACCTTGCCACCTGGAGCAAACCGAACTAATGGCGTTTGTTTCAATCAAGATGGAACTGCAATTGCACTTGCCAATGACGGCAACTATATCAGCGTTTATCCTTGGTCAGCAGGATTCGGAACTAAATATTCAGATCCTGCAACTTTACCAACTGGAACAGGAACTAGCGTTGCTTTCAATCCAACAGGAACAGCAATTGCGGTGGCTCATATTACATCACCATATGTAAGTGCTTATCCTTGGTCTTCAGGCTTTGGAACTAAATATGCAGATCCTGCAACTTTACCAACTGGTAATGGATACGGCGTTGCATTTATCTAACTACTAACAGAGGAAAAAATATGACAGAACAAACAGGAATAGAACTGACACCAAAAGAAGTGCGAATTCTAGAAGTCGCTTCATATAAAGCAAACATTGAAACTTACAAAACTCTATTGTCCACACTTGATGGCAAATGGGATGCAGAGCTTGGTCATTTGAAAGAATTAGAACCACAAGAAGCTGCTCGTCAATGTCCAATGGATAAATTGGAACGATTAGCAGTCTTGCAACAATATGATCAAGTAACAAACCTACTCAAAACCGAAATTGTTGAATGCGCTAAAGCCTCTGCAATTTTGGCAATAATGTAATCCTTTAATGGGATACCAGGACGGCGACTGCACCCGGGAACCAACTCGGACAATTGATGACGCCGTCGACGAAGTAGAAGCATCGGGGATCTACAAGAAGCCAGGAGAACGACATGGGAATTAGCACCCGGCAAGTCACCGTAACAACAACCGCAACCGCGCTTGTTGATGCCACAGCCGAAGCAGAGATGGTTTATTTACACAGCTCAAGCGGCACATGCTTTGTAGGAAACAGCGATGTAACTGCGAGCACCGGATACAAAATGGATAACGGCGACAAGATCACCCTTGATAACAAGGCAAACGGAATCTGGGCCATTACCAGCGCAGGCACAGTAACCATGCAAGTGATGGCGATCGGGAAATGACGGCTCAAGATTACGCAGCTCTAACCGTTTCTTTGATTACGATTGGCGCAGCCTTTATTGGAATGACCAGATGGCTTGTTAAGCATTACCTGGCCGAATTGAAGCCCAATGGCGGCAGCTCAGTAAGCGATAGAATTTTAAGAGTCGAAAACAGAGTGGATGAGATTTATAGCCTACTCTTAGAAAACAACAAAGCAAAAGGGGGCAGGAAATGAATCAAGTGCAGAAGTTTCTAGATTTAGCACAATCTGAAGTCGGCTACGTTGAAGGGCCTTTAGATAACCAAACCAAATACCAAAGAGCGAACCAAGCATGGTGCGGCGCATTTGTAAATTGGTGCGCAAAGCAAGCCGGCGTCAAGATTCCAAACTGCGTTTACACCCCATCTGGAGCAACAGCATTTATGGATAAGAAGGCCTGGACACTTGCAGAGCAAGCAGATCCAAAGCCAGGAGACATCGTTTTCTTTGACTTTGTAGTAGACGCTTTAGATCGCATCGGCCACGTCGGAATTGTGATCACAAATAACGGCGACGGCACTGTGACGACAATTGAAGGAAACACCAGCTCGGACAAGAAGGGCAGCCAGGCAAATGGCGGCGAAGTTTGCCAAAAAATAAGAGCATATAAGAAGAAGAATCGCAGTAAACTAAAGCCCTCGCTTCCAGTATTCGTCGTGGGATTTGGACGCCCACAATTTAAGGAGATTACAAATGGATAAGAAAAAACTCCAAGCCATTGCAATGACCTACTTGCGAGCAGGAGCAGCAGCAATCGCAGCTCTTTATCTTGCAGATCCCAATCGCCCACTCAAGGAATATCTTGCAGCAGGAATAGCAGCAATTGCTGGCCCAATCTTGAAGGCCATTGATCCTAAAGCAACCGAATTCGGACGCGGAGCAAAATAATGTCAGCAGGACAGTTAGATATAAACGTAGAACAAGGCGCGACATATTCTCAAACTTTGACGTGGAAAATTAATGACGCACTAGTGAATTTGACAGGCTACACAGCAAGAATGCAGGTTCGAGAAGATGTTACATCCACTTCGACCATCATCTCCCTGACACAAGCCGCAGGATTAACACTTGGCGGCGCCGCCGGAACAATCGTGATTGCATTGACCGCGACACAAACTGCGGCATTAGTTTCAGGAAATTATGTCTACGATTTAGAACTTGCATCAAGCGGCGGAGTAGTAACTCGGCTTATTCAGGGTGATTTCAATATAAGTCCAGAGGTTACTCGATGAGTTCAATCGTTTATGTTCCTACTACCGAAACCGTTGTTACAGTAACCGAGACTTCAACAGCAGTGAATACATCTACGATTACAAACGAAGTCGTTGTAAGCAACAATCAAGGCCCTCAAGGTATTCCAGGAGAAAACACCGCGCTTGTTGCTGTCGGCACGACTACGACTCTCGGCGCAGGCGCTTCAGCAACAGTAAGCAACGTCGGAACCGCAACTTCGGCAATTCTTAACTTTGGCATTCCTCAAGGCATTCAGGGAGCAACAGGTTCAACCGGCGCAACAGGATCCACAGGAGCAACTGGAGCAACAGGCGCAACTGGAGCAAAGGGCGACAAGGGCGACACCGGGAATGCAGCAACAATCGCAGCAGGAACGACGACGACGACTGCAGCTGGAACTTCGGCCACAGTTTCTAATTCAGGAACATCCAGCGCCGCGATATTTGACTTTGGCATTCCACAAGGAGCAAAAGGCGATCAGGGAATACAAGGGATACAAGGTATTCAGGGAGCGACAGGATCCACTGGTGCAACAGGAGCGACAGGTTCATCGGGCGTTATTGCCGTAACCGCCCCAATCACCAACTCTGGAACTTCTACTTCAGCAACAATAGGAATTGACCAAACAGGCTTAACTATTACCGAATCACAAGTAACTAATTTAGTGACTGATTTAGATGGAAAAGTGCCTACAAGCCGGACAATTTCAACGACCGCGCCTATTGCTGGCGGTGGAGATCTATCCGCTAACAGAACCTTATCACTAAATACTGGTTCATCACTTACTACATCAGGTTCAAACTTGGTAGTAGATTCAACAGTAGTTCCTTATTTGGCCACAGCCAACACTTTTACAACTGCACAAATAATACAAACTGGTGCAGATACAAATACAGGTTTATTGGTTACAGGTAATTCAGCTACGCAGAGCGCAGTTTTACTTAGAGTTCAACAATCTGGTGGCACAACCTTATTTTCCGTCAGCGCTGGTGGCACTTTAACTGGAAACCTCAATTTGCAGGTTGTCAATGCTGCGACAGTAAATATTGGAACTTCTGTAACTGGATCAGGAACTACTCTTATACAATCTGCTGGAACTGTAAGCGGTTCAACAAAAACAATAAACTTTGGAACTGGCGGTCTTTCAGGTTCAACAACAGCCATTGCTATTGGTTCTGCTACTTCAGGTGCTACATCAAGAACTACTCTCAATGGCGAAACAAGAGTAACTGGCGTTATGTCTCAAGGAACAACAGCAGGAGCGCCAACTGTTGCTTCGGCCACAACTATTGCTCCAGCAACAAACATTCTTTTTGTTTCAGGAACAACATCTATCGCCACCATTACCGCACCTGCTCCAATCGCAACTTTTGGCGGTCAAATAACTATTATCCCAACAGGAATATTTACAACAACAACTGCTGGCAACATAGCGTTAGTTTCAACTGCCGTAGTCTCAAAGGCTTTAATTATGACTTACGATCCAATAACTACCAAGTGGTATCCGTCTTACTAAGGAGAAAAATGGAACTATCAAACCAAAACAAAGTAAGTGTAATCAAGGAAAATCTATTGTCCCTTGCAGAGCGTTCTTATCAAATTAAAATGGAAATGGAAATTGCTAAAGCAAATGGCAATGATGAAGCCGTTGGTCAATATCAAAATATGATAAATGAACTTGCCGTGTCAGTAAAAGTTTACCAAAATGAACTAAACAAACTGGAGACAGAATGAACACAAAGAGAATGGGTAAATAATTTATGAATCGGGGGGATATTCTTCAAGAAGCAGCTCGTCTTACAGCCAAAGACCGCCAGCAAACATACGGCGATCCAAGAACAAACCATCGCCGGATTGCAGATTTATGGACGACATATCTCGAGCAAGAGATAACACCACAGCAAGTAGCGATATGCATGGCGCTTGTGAAAATTGCACGCCTTATCGAAACCGAGACAGAAGACTCATTCGTAGATTTAGCGGCCTACGCCGCCATCGCCGGCGAAATTGCGACAAACAACAAATGAAGGAAATGATTACCCTTGTCCCCACCAGAGGACGCCCGAGCAACGCCCTGGAATTGCTAGTAGCACACGAAAAACTTTCCACACATTCAGACATCCTCTTCGTTATTGACGCAAACGATCCAGAGCACGATGCCTACGAATTCAAAGTAGGCAAAGACAGATGCATGACGATCAAGAACGAAATTCGGGGAATGGCTTTCCCGATCAACAAAGCAGCCAGTGCGATTGTAAAGAAGGGCGAATATAAATACTTCGCCTTCCTCGGCGATGACCATCGCCCACGCACAGCCGGCTGGGATGGGATTCTGATCCAGGCGATGCAAAGGCGGCCGTCGATGGCCTACGGTAACGATTTGTTCCAGGGCGAGCGACTTCCCACCATGATCGCAATGACAAGTGACATCGTCAAAGCCCTCGATGGAATGGTTCCGCCAAAATTAAAACATTTATATCTAGACAACTTCTGGAAGAAACTCGGCCAGGATTTAGGAGCGATAACTTATATTGACGCCGTTGTTGTAGAGCACATGCACCCTATTGCAGGCAAAGCCGAATGGGATGAAGGATACAAAGAAGTCAACGCCAGCGAAATATACGCATTCGACGCCCTCGCCTACCACAATTACATTCAGAGCGAAGCCTACGAATTGCTGAAGCACAAACTAAAGCCATGAAGCAGCTCATCGCCTACTCGTTATATGGCAGCGAAGAGAGATACACAATCGGTGCGATCAAGAACGCAATTCTGGCAGCCAGACACTTCAAAGGATTCACGCTTCGCTTTTACACCGGGCCTAGCGTCCCAGAATCCATCAAGCAAACCCTTCGCCTATTCCCCTATGTCCAGCTCGTAGAAGAAGAAGGCCCCGAAGACCACAGGGCCAAACTCTGGAGATTTCAGGCTTTGATAGATCGCGAATTTGACGTGGTTCTAAGCCGCGACGCCGATGCCAGGCTCACGCACCGAGAACGGATTGCGCACGAAGAATTTCTGGCAAGCGGCCTCGATTTCCACATTATGAAAGATCATCCCACAGGCCACAATTATCAGATCAGCGCCGGAATGTTTGCAGCAAGAACCAAAGCGATCCCGGACGATTTGAAGGAAACAGAAGAAGCCAAAGATTATTACACGCAAGATCAGGACTGGCTCGCAGCTCATATTTGGCCCTTGATCAAGGACAGCACCCTGATCCACGATGAGAGCTACGAAACCCCCATAGAAGGCAAGAGCAAGCGCCGCCCATTCCCGATTGCAAAGAAGGCAAGCCTTCACCACATCGGGGCAGCCCTAGAAGCAGATGACCGCTTTTATTTCAGCGTTGACCAAGCAATGGCAAAGGCCGAATCAGGAAGCGACAGATATCTGGCAGAATGGCTTATATGAAGATTCTTATAACAGGAGACGCCGGCTTCGTCGGCCGCGCCTTTCACAGAGCACTAGATGACAAAGGCCATGACATCACCGGCATCGACATCGCAAACGGAATCGATTGCAGGGATTTCTTCAAGAAGGACGACACCAGATACGACGTAGTTATTCACCTCGCCGCGATTGTCGGCGGCCGCGCCACGATTGAAGGCAACCCTTTGGCCGTTGCCAGCGACCTCGCGATCGACAGCGACATGTTTCAGTGGGCGGTGCGAACAAGACCGAAGCATTTGGTTTATTTCAGCAGCTCTGCGGCATACCCAATTTATTTGCAAAAGGCCGCCTACAAGCAACGACTTCGAGAACCCGATATCAATCTAGATCACATAAGGACGCCAGATTTAAGTTATGGCTGGGCAAAATTAACAGGCGAAACTTTGGCCCGATACGCCAGAGCAGAAGGCATCAAAGTCAACGTCCTGCGACCATTTAGCGGCTACGGCAGCGACCAAGCGCTCGATTACCCATTCCCATCTTTAATTGCACGCGGCAAAGCCAAACAGGATCCGTTCGAAGTATGGGGAACAGGCGAGCAAGTCCGCGACTTTATCCACATCGACGACGTTGTTGCAGCTACATTTGAAGCAATCACAAATAACGTCCAAACTTTGAACCTTTGCACCGGGCGTCCGACTTCATTTATCCAGCTCGCAGAGATGATCATGCTCACCCAGGGATATCTCGCCCCGATCAAGAAACACCCAGGAAAGCCAAGCGGAGTCGAATACAGAGTCGGAGATCCGCTGAAGATGTTGCAAGTTTATGAACCACAAATCAGCCTTGAAGAAGGAATAGCCAGGGCGCTTAAAGAATAAAAAAACACCCCCCACTGCCGATAAAAGGCGATGGGGGGCATTTCTTGCTAAAGGAGATCGGATGGATCTCGGATAGATTGCATCTCCTTTGCGATGATCCGATTTCCCCAATAAGCCAGGAACCAATCGGGAAGAACAGGAAGGCGCAGCTCTTTCTTTGGCAGCAGCACGATCAGGAAAGACCAGAGGCCAAAGAAGAAGCCCATTGCAAACCAGAACCAGATCCGCCGGCCATAGGCCAGGGCCAGGATCCCAGTAACAGGGGCGATGAGAAGATTCCACCAGCTCATCGCACGTAGGCTTTCAGAGCATCCACGATCACTTCACTGACGGATTTCTCATCGGCGGCAGCTCGGGCCTTTACTGCAGCCCATAGGGAATCGGACACACGGACAGAACGCATTTTCTTAGCGGCCATCTGCAATCACCTTGTCAATCATCACAGAACAGGATCCGTAGCCATTACCCACCCAGCAGACATCGCGGATGGCATATGTGAACAGACTGACTAGGAACAGATAAATCACGACTGCCACTACGCGACGTCGACGGACATATTTGCGATCCATTTTCATGATTCACCTTTATCTTGGAACGGATTAGGGGCAAAAATGCCGAATGCTTTTATCTCTTTTATACAAATAAAGCAGATGCCGTTTCCATTATGTAAAACTAGCCCTGCCCCAAACTTTTCACATAACGAACATTTCATGATTTGACCTTTCTTAAAGCTTCTAAATAAGAGGGCAATCCAGCTAAGACATTAACCATGACCGCCTCCATCAATTCTGGATCCTGCGCCTCGGCAGCAGCCTGGAGATTGCAAGCCGAAAGCTCCATCCCTTCCATCACGTCGATCAGGATATTCTTCATAGCACCCATTTATTTACCTTTCACTATAGAGGAATGAACATCTGCACAGTAAGGGCAGACTGGAACACGTTCTTGCTCGCCGTTGTCGTATCGATACCAGCGATAAATCAGAGTGGCGCTGCGGCCACAGATTGCACATTCACGAAAGAACGAAACATCGCTCATGATTGCACCTCGAATTGTGCATGCTTAGAGGAACAGGAGACGCAGACATTCATCCAATAGCGCTCGCCATTTGGATGCTCATATTGGCGCTTGGAGATCGCCGAAGCAAAGCAAAATCCACAATTAAACATGATCAGCGACCTTCCCATGCAGCTCGTGGGGCATAAGGGGAAACAGAGGAAGAAGAACTAACTTCAGAAGTGGCGATCCAGACGACAGGCAAGCCGCCTGAAATATCTTCGTCCTCGTCCTCGTCTTCATCTTCGGAATGAACCAAAGAGATGCAATCAATAACAGCAGACAAAGGATAAGAAGGCTGAGTGGCAACCATTACATCGGCCTCGGCCAATTCAGGAAAATCTTCAACAAGATCCTGCAGCTGCTCGATGAGATCAGTAAGAGTCATTATGCTAACCATTCCTTTGCGATCGCAACAAGAACAGAAGAAGAAACCATTTGACCCTTGAAAGAAACAACAGCAGCAAGACCAAACGATTCAAACTTATACATATGCAAAGTGCCGTCTTCGATTGCAAGACGCACGCCGTCGATCATTGTCACACCGCGAGAAGCTGGAATTGATTCACGATAACCAGCTGCAACAAGATCAACGCCGCCCCAATTATTTTCGACAGGAACATCGCATTCACCAGAGATCGCTAACTCAGTAGCAGCTTCGACGATTAGATCTTCCAGATTTAGAACTAACATTTTATTACCCCCCACCGGCTGAGACATTCGCTCCTTGCCGATAAGAGAATCATCCCATAAGTAATGACAAATGACCAGACAAAACAACACATTTATCCTGTGAGTTTTATCCACAGGTAGGGCAAAATGAGCGTGAAATGCCAGCGCCCACCGAAGCAACGGCGTGGCTTCCACTGATTGAGGCACAATACCCCCACAATTACCGACAACAAGGCCGCAAGGCTCCAAGACTAAAGGGGGAACAAAATGCAGACAGCGATCATCATTCTCGCTGGAACAACAGCAACAGGAATAATCACCGCAATGTTATTGCGATGGCAACACGATCCATTTGAAGAACAGATCAGAGAAGCGCTGCAATACGAAAGCAAACAATTAAAGATAAAGAAGGCGCTGGAAAAATGAAATACCGCGAGCCTTTATTTTCAGTGCATGGCAACGAAGGTCGCCTGGCAATTTATTTAGAAGAACGCGACGCGGTTCTAGATTTGATAGAAGAGACCGGCAGAGAAGTCCATCCAGATTACATTGCAGACTTGGCCGATTACGGCGAAGTGCAAAACTTGAAAACCGAAGAAGGCTTCGATAAGTATTCGAAACATCGAAACAAATTAGATGAGACGGTTCTATTGATTGCATCGATGAGCCATGACGAAGCTTTGACTTTGGCCCAGCAGATCCTGATCACAGCGAGAGAACTCAGAGAACCGAGACCGCCAAGATTGGAAATCGTAAAGTAAATGGCAAATCCAAACGGACGCAAAGGCGCACTCTTTGAAACAGATGTGATGAGATGGCTGCGTTCGGTTGGAGCGATTGCAGAACGATTGACCAAAGCCGGCAGCAAAGATGAAGGCGACATCGTCTGCATCGTTGCAGGCAAAACTTATATCTTGGAATTAAAAAATCGAAAGAGCATCTCACTCCCGGCGTTCTGGGAAGAAGCCATTACAGAAGCCGAGAACTATGCAAAGGCCAGAGGACTCGAGCAAACTCCCCCGGCATACGTCATAATAAAGCGACGCAACTCAGGAATTGAAAAGGCCTGGGTTGTTGAAAATTTAGAGCAATGGGTAAAGCGCAATGATTAGGACGCAACTCAACCTACCAATCATGCAGCTCTTCAAAAGTCCAGCATGCGCCGAGATCGGGGATCCCGATTATTTCTTCCCGGAGACAAAACAACAAGAGGCAGATCGCCTCCCAAACCTTCGCAAAATTTGCGGAGCTTGTATCGAAAGAAAGGAATGCTTGGCATACGCCATCAAAGAAGAGATCCAGCATGGCATCTGGGGCGGCAAGACGCCGTCCGAGAGGGGCCTGCCCTTAAAGCGAGATGAACGACGAATTCGAAATGAACGCGTTATAAAACTTCGTGATCAAGGAATCTCAACAGACGAAATCGCCAGAAAAGTAGGCATCAGAGTGACCCAGATTTATCGGATCTTCAGCGATGCAAACAAGGCGAGAAAGCGAGAAGACCAATCAAACCAGATTCAAAATACAAAATCCGACGCTTCATCTTCATTATTGGAATCTCAACAGTGAGCAGCTCCATAGCGGCGGCAGCCTTAACACCAGCACCGGCAGCAATACCGGTGGTATTCGAGCAGAGGACACCGATGCAAAACATCGACCCGAAGAAGCTCGCACAAGAATTGCTGCAGCCACAGCAATACAAATGCTTCGCGCAATTAATTGGTAAGGAGAGCGCGTGGCGATCCGTCAATAACCCCACCAGCTCTGCAAAGGGCGTGGGCCAACTCCTTGCCAGCACATATAAAAATCTAGGGATGCGACACCCTGAATCCGAAGTGAGCCAGACGATCGCAGCCCTAGCCTATATAGGACGCAAATACGGATCCGGCGGCCCCTGCGCAGCTTGGAGCCATTGGACAGATCAGAAATCAAAGACCGGCTACGGCTGGTATTAGGGGGGAAGAATGACAACAGAGATAGAACACGGCGTCGTCGATTTTGACGACGGCATCGGCCAATGGCTGCGCCAATATAAAGAGGCACAGGCAGAGGCCAAACGCTGGGCTGAAGTCGCCGACATCGCCCGATCGCATTTAGAAGCAGCGATGGGCGATGCCGAGCTTGCGATGTATCAAAATCGCCCGGTGATCAGATGGACGAAAGTGGAGAGCAAACGCTTCGACACAAAGAAGGCCAGAGAGATACTTCCCGAGCAATTAATCGAAGCGCTTGAAGTAACCTCAATCAGCAGACGATTCACGATCGTGGAGCAAGAATGAGTCTTCCCACGATTCTGCCAAGACCAGGAATAACGGAGACGCCCATCTTCACTCCTTACGAAGACGATGAAGAGGACGACGAATAGATGTTCGTATCACCGCACGCACCAGGCAAAGCCCTCGGCGATGAATTAGCAGCAATCATCACGAAGGCAGGCACATGGACGCCAAGATCAAAGCAGGTTTATATCGGCCCATCCGAGATAGGCCATTCATGCACCAGACGCATCGCTTACAAACTTCTCGACTGGGATAAAGCAAATGAGATCCCAGGCGGCGGAAACTGGGCAGCGCAGGTTGGCACAGCGATCCATGCGCACCTGGCCGAAATCTTCGGCAAACTTGAAGACTTCGAAGTCGAACAGAAGGTAACCATTCGCGCCAATCTCAGCGGCACAGTGGACTTATTCGACAAGCGGCGCGGAATCGTTATGGATTGGAAAACCACAGGCAGCTCAGGACTTGAGAAACGACGCAAAGAAGGGGCGACCGAGCAGCAGCTCGTGCAAGTCCAACTCTACGGATACGGCAAAGCGCAGGAAGGCGCCGAAGTAAAACAAGTCGCCCTTGTTTATCTACCGACAAGCGGCAGCCTCGATGACATGCATGTGGAACTTC